GGGAGGGCGCGCCAAGGATGGAGTCCATCTGAAGAAACTCGAAAACGAATGAGTGATGCAGCGAAGAATAGAAAAAAAGGGTGGGAATTAACCCACCCTTTCTCCTTAGTATTTGACGAATTTACGTCAAATTGCGAATGCGAAAAATTCTGTAATATATATTGGCGTTGTTCGCGTTAGTTGTACGGTCAGCAACAGCACCGTCACCTGCAACGGTAGCGAATGGGTTTGCCACCATGCCGTAACGAGTCTTGAAGCCGATCTTTGGCTGGAAGGTATCCTGACCAACCGCACGAACCATCTGGAGAGGAACGTATGGGCAGTAGAATAGACCAGCGTCATAAGGAGACGAACCCTTGTAGCCGACTGTGCATAGCTCGTCACCGTTTGCCGATCCGCCGAAGTATGGATCGATGTAAACCTTCACGCGGCCATGAAGTGTACCGCAGAAAGTGTTACCGGTGTCGTCAACCTGGAGGTTAGCCTGCAGGGCTGGGGTGTAGTCGAGAACGCCTGCCATAGCAAGTGCCGAAGCAACGTCCGAAGATACGATAAGGGTATTGCCCTTGCCTCTACGGGTTGCGCGTGCGATTGCGTTGCATTCACGTTCGATCTGGAACACAAGGCCCTTGAACTTTTCAACCGACCAACGGCCGTTTGAGTCTTGGTCAAGGTCGAATGTACCAGCGCTCGAAACGCCGTACTGAGCACCGATTGTAGCCGAGCGATAGATTGTGCGAACAACTTCACGATTGATTTCGGCGAGGATTTCAGTCGATAGGATGTTAGCAAGCTCAGTCTCAGCATCCAGACCATGCACTGCCTTAAGGTCCTGTGCAAGTTCCATGGTGTACTCAGCCTTTAGCGCGCGTGAACGGGCAGTTACAGTCACCTTGTCGATGCTGAATGCCATTTCGGCGAACTGGTTGGTAGAAACGTCACCAAGAGCTTCTGCCTGTGCTGTAGACATACCACGACCTACGCCGTATACGTCAGCATCAGATAGAGCGAAAACTGGGTTGGTGTTAGAGATAGAACCTGTTACGTTGCCGTTAGCACCCAGGTGGTTTGTGCCAGAGAATGCGGTGTTGGCTTCGTTAAACAGGGCTTCTGTGCCAGTCTGTGTCTTGTAACGTGAACGCATAGCGAAGATCAGTCCTGTTGGACCTGTCATTGGCTGTACGCCGCAGATATCGTATGCGATCAGGTTAGGAAGCGCACGACGAACAAGCGAGATAAGGATGGGATCGTATGACTGGATCGCACCACCACCGTAGTTGTTTGTAGGCGCAGTTTCGTGAAGCTGGCGTGCCTCTTCGGCAAGTGCCTTCTCCTGGTTCTCTAGGATAATAGCAGTGACCGCGCGGCGATATGGATCCTTGATCTTCTCGACGCTGGCGTGGTCGAGAACTGGCGACCACTTATCTTCCAAATGCTCTGATAGGTACATTATAGTTTCCTTTTTTGGTTACTGTGTTTTCTTGACTAGACTTCTGTCCAGTGTTTTTACATAAGCCGCCATTGGGCGATTCATTGATTCTACTAGGGGTTCATCCGAACCTGAGCCACGATCTTCGACAAGATCAAGTGGTGCAGACTTCTTGGCAGGCGCATCTTCTGTGAAGTAGCTCTCCTTGATGACTCCAAGCTTTGTTTCATACTCCTCTACAGAAGATGCCTCGATGCCTTCTGCCAGTGTGCGGAGCTTCTCAGCTTCGGTAGCTGTTAGACCGTCGCATGCCATAGCAAATGCTTCGAACTTCTTAGACTCGACAAGAGCGGAACGGAGCTCGATGCCCTTGTTGATTTCTTCGTTTAGCTGGGCCTGTAGTTCTGCAACCTTCGATCCAAGCTCTTCGGTGATATTGACCTTCTCCGTTGGAATATCGATGTAGTTCTCTGCGAACAGGGTCTTCAATCCCGAAATGAATTCCTCTGTGATTTCGGTGCGGAGACCATGCTCGATAGCGATCTCGTTTTCCTTCATCCAGTTTTCGACCACGTATCCTAGGTATCCATCGACCTGCTCGGATAGTGTATCCATGATCTTGCCGACTTCTTCCTCCAGAGCCTGCTCATATGCCTGCTCAAGGACTGCGACCTCTTCGTTAACACGGAGAGATACCGCCGACTCGAATAGAGTCTCTGCCTTTGCGCGGAAGTCTTCGGACAGATTCTCGCCAGCCAGAAGGGCATCAACGTGCTCCTTCATTGGTGGGAATGCCTGTGACTTTGTGCCTTCACCCTTTTTAACTGTGGTGATCTTTGGAAGAAACTTTCTGTCCTTTTTGCCACCTTCAGGATCATTTTTAGCCTCCGGAGAATTGCGCATCTTGTGACGCAATTCGCGAGTCATTCTGTTCCAGTCATTTGCTCTGCGAACTTCGTCAAGTGATTCTTCATCAACCTGCTCAGATTCCTCGGCTAGAGCCTCTTCAAGAGCCTCTGCGATTTCTTCTTCGGTGAAGCCTTCTTCCATCATTTCTTCGACGAAAGCTTCCAGCTCCTCGTCAACTTCTTCCTTGTCGTCATCGTCATCGTCATCTTCCTTATCGTCGTCCTTCTTGGCTTCGACGATTTCGAAGTTCTCGGCGATGGCTTCTGAAATCTCTTCCTCAGAATAGCCTTCTTCCATCATCTGATTGATGAATGCTTCCAGCTCTTCGGAAATCTCTACATCTTCTTCCATCATCGATCCACCCTTTTCTGCTGGCACTGCGGCCTGAGCGGACTTTGATGCATCCTTTTTGACTCCGCCCGCTGCCTTAGCAGATGGGGGAACGTCAGTTGGATTGACGGCTGTGGGACCTAGGTCCTCATACTCGCCTTCTCCCGGCGAGTTTGCGCCTGGATTTGCAAATCTACCTTCGACAGCCTTAGCACCTGGTCGGAGTGTAGCTTTGTTGGGTGTAGTCAACTTGGCATCGCGATCTGGTGTAGGATCGTCAGACTCCTTTACCAAAATTGCCTTTGCTGTGTCAGATAGTGATTTCATTAGTGAACTCTCCTTAATTGGTCAACTATTTATGATTCTGTTTTTTTCCACTATTAGAATGACTTGAGATACCGCTCCAGAATAGTAAGTGCCTTCTCCTCGATCTGTCTCTTAGAGAATGTCTTGAGCTTTGTTCTCGATTCTTCTATATATCGCTTCTGCCAGTTTCCTGTTGCAGAATCCAACCACCAATCGTAGTTCTCCATGATGCCTTCAACGAACGCATCTGGAGCCGATGGGTCAGCAACGATATCAGCGCCAAACGCCAGCTTGAAGTCATCTTGC